TGAAATTATACGACAAACAAAGAGCTTTAGAAAATTTAGGAAAAAATATCGGGTATTATTCAGAAGATAATAGTCAGAAGCAAATACCTATTCCTACCTATATTGCTCCATTAACAGACGAGCAAATCGAAAAGTTAAAAAATGAAAAGTAAAATAGAATGGTTAGATAAGCAATTAAAAGCGTGGGCATATCTTCAAGACAATAAAACTAAAGAACTATTTTATGGCGGTGCGGGAGGTGGAGGAAAATCTGTTTTAGGATGCAGATGGGTGATAAATGAATGCTTTACAGCTCCTAATCTAAGATTTTTGATAGGGAGAAAAGAATTAAAAAATCTTAAAGATACGACGGTAAACACAATGTTCGAAGAGCTTCAGCGATTCAGAATTAGAAAAGACGTTCATTATAAGTATCGGGAAAATCAAGGTTTTAAATTTAATAATGGAAGCGAAATATTAACTAAAGATTTAAGTTATTTACCTAGCGACCCGATGGTAACTGAATTAGGTTCATTGGAATTAACAGGCGCTTTCGTAGATGAGGCTACTGAATGTGATGAAAGAGTTATTGATGTTTTAAAAACAAGGATAGGAAGAAAAAATGAACATGGTAAAATAGGTAAATTATTATTAGTTGGCAATCCTGTTAAAAATTGGACATACCGAGAGTATTATAGAAAGTATGTTGATGGTAATTTGGATTCAAGTAAGATGTATATTTCAGCTAAAAAAGAACATAATAGATTTCTAAGTCAAGACTATTTAGACAATCTTAATAACATTAAAGATAAACAACTTAGACAACGTATATCCGATGGAAACTGGGAATATGACGATAGCGAAGACGCTTTAATTAATTACGATTCTATTATTTCAATGTTTTCCAATGTTCATGTAAAAAATAGTGATAAGCATTATATTAGCGCGGATGTAGCCGGATATGGTTCTGATATGTTTGTAATTTATGTGTGGGCTGGATGGAAAATCGTGGATTACTGGGCGGGTGCGAAAATGCCTGATGTCGCATTACAACAAATAGATCATTTTAAAACAAAATATTCTGTGCCAAATTATAGAATAGCTTACGATGCAGATGGAGTTGGTAATTTATTACAAGTTAGACTAACTGGCGCGATTGGAGTGATTAATAATCATAAGCCTTTTACTGGAAATTATGCAAATTTAAAAACAGAATTATATTATTTATTAAGTGAAAAAATAAATAATAATGAAATATATTTTTCTATAAATGATTTTAAATTTAAAAATTTTTTAATAGAAGATTTGCAGCAAGTTAAGCGTAATAAAGCTGATAATGACGGCAAACTTTATATTAAACCAAAACAAGATATAAAAAAAGATTTAGGAAGGTCACCAGATTTTTCAGACCCTATGGCTTACCGTATTATTTTAGGCGATAAATAAAAGTTATTAACATATTAAGATAAAAAAATCTTTTATTATTATATTTGCAGATAACAATTTATCTGCTATGAATATATTCGCGAAAATTGGAACATCAATAGATATTATTAGAAATTACTGGAATAGCGGAGGGATGCGAAAATTCATACCTTTTCAAAGCTTTCAATCTGAACTTACACCTAATTGGCTCCCTTACACGAACGCTTCTTTATTGGAGATGTATAATACTATTCCTGAAGTGAATGCTATTATAAGTTATATAGCAAGCGTAGCTTCGAAAGTCCCTTTTGTTCTTGAATCTTCAAATGGTAAAATAAAAGAATCACACCCCTTAATTGATTTATTTAATAATCCAACTTCTAATGACAGTTATGAAAGATGGCAAAGTAATAATTGTGCATCTTTTTTTGTTTTAGGAAATATTTATCTGAATGCATCTAAGCCTAGTGGCTTTGAATCGTTTAAAAGGATATATCAATTACCTTCATATCTTACTAAGATTTATACAAATTATACAGATAAAAATGGAAATTTACCTGATGGTATATACCCTTCAGAAGTAGTTATTAAAAATTATATAGTAGAAGAAAATGAAAAAAAATTAATATACGATTATTCTGAAATTTTACATATAAAAGATTCAAATATAAATTATTCGAAAGGGCAATGGCTATATGGGCAATCAAGATTATATTCAGCGGTAATGGCGATTACTTCTCTTAAATCTATTTACGAGGCTAAAGTAAATGCTTATCAGAAAGGCGGAGCGCAATTTTTTATAAGCCCACAGAATCCGATGGTTTCAATTTCGCCTGAAGAAAAAAGCGAATGGGAAAATAATTTTTTTAGTAATTACGGAATGACAAATGGGAAGTCCCCTTATTATTTTTCTAATTCGCCTGTAAACATAACTGCAATGGGAGTTAATATTGCTCAATTGCAATTAACTCAAATGTCGCAGCATGACTTCGGGATATTATGCGCTGTTATAGGCGGATTTCCGTCTAGGTTGTTAAATGACAATAGAGCCTCTACTTATAATAACATTTTAGAAGATAAAAAAAGCCTTTATACATCAATCATAATGCCTTATCTAGATTTATTTTGGGCTAGCATAAATAATTATTTTAATAAAGAACTTGGCAATTTGAGATTCCGGGCATACTATGACGATATTGAAGAATTGCAGAAAGATAAAAAAACACAAGCAGAAACATATAATGCTTGGTTTGTTTTAGGAGAAAGCATGAGAAATGCTGGTTATTTAACAAGAAATGAGGTTTTACAAATGATGGATTTGCCCAAAAAAAATGAAGAAAACTTTAATAATTATGAAAAAACAACAAGCGAAGGAGTTGAAGAAGAAAGTCAACAAGAAATTGAATAATATTGTTTTAAAAAAGAAAGACAATGAAAAAGATAATAGATTTTAGAAATAAAAAAGAATTTTTCAATTATTTGGTTGAAAATAAAGAATTAATAATTACAGAAAAAAAATCAACTATCAAACATGCTGATTGTATATCTTTAATTGCTCCTGAAGTTACACAGAAATCAACCGCTCCTATTGATTATAATGTAGATGAAATAAAAATAAGGGCAATAATAAATACAACTAATTTGATGGATTCGCACGATGACGTGCATCTGAAAGGGATTTGGAAAAAATCTTTACAGGAAAATAATAAAATACTTCATTTACAGGAGCATAAAATGCAATTTGATAAAATAATATCTAAAGGCGAAGATTTGAAAGCGTTTACTAAAAATTATAATTGGAATGAATTAGGGGTTGATTATAAAGGAATGACGGAAGCACTAGTGTTTGATAGTGTCGTTAAAAAAACGAAAAATGAATATATGTTTAACCAATATAAAGATGGGAATGTTGATAATCATTCTGTAGGAATGCAATATATAAAAATCTTTTTAGCAATTAATGATGAAAATTATAAAGAAGAGTTTGAAGTATGGAAGAAATATTATTATGAGATTGCAAATAAAGAGCAAGCCGATTCGATGGGTTATTTTTTCGCAGTAACAGAAGCGAAGGTAATTGAAGGAAGCGCAGTAGTAAAAGGAAGTAACTGGGTAACACCTACATTAAGTAATAACATGAAAAATGAGCCGTTTGAAAACACTCATAAAAATACAGAGTCGTTAATTAACACTCAAACAATTAATTATTTAATACAAAATTTTAAATTAAAATAAAAATGGAAGAAAAAGAATTATTATTAAAAGAAATAACTGACAAAGTAAAAAATGAACTTTCTCAGTTTGCGAGTAAAGAAGATTTAGCTAAGTCATTAAATCAGGCAAAAGAAGAAATAAAAGAAACTTTTGGTGACTTAAAATCTGTTGAATCTAAACTTGCAGAGATAGAAAAAGCAGCTATTGCTCAAGGAGAAATTTTAAATAAAATTAAAATTAATCAAAATAGCGAAAGGAAAACAATTAAAGACCAATTGCTAGAGCAAAAAGATGCTATTAAAAAAATAGCTAATGGTGATTACACTGCTAAGACAACAGTTATAAACACAGCTATCACAACTGATTTTGGCGGACAACAATTACCAGGCGTTAATCTTATAGAGGTAAGACAGCCATCTTTAGTAGATGTTTGGCAAAAGGGAGCTTTAGCTTCTAATAATAATAGAACATTACGCTATTATGATGAAACGACTAGAACTGATAATTCGGCAGCTAGGACAATGGGACAAGAATTCACAGAAGATGTAATTGCGTGGACTGGTCGTTCTAAAACAGTTGAGAGCATTACTTCTGGTATTCCCATTGCTTTAGAAATGTTAGAAGATTACGATTTCGTTGAAAGTCAAATAAAAAATTCATTGTTAAAATATTTAATGTTAAAGTTGGAATATTATTTAATAAATG